CCTGTTCCATCTACTTCCAATTCTATCTGAATGTCATTTCCCGATCCGGCCACCGAAACAGGTTGGCGCTTCAATCTCTGCCGGAAGGGAGCCCCGAAATAAACCTCTCCGCCAAAATAGGCGTCTCCACCATAAAAAGACGCACCTGAAACCGCTCCCAACGAGACATTCACCGTCACGTCATAGCCAACATTTCCGCCCCACATAACCGTGACGCCAACTGTTGCAGGATCTACCTGTCTGTATCGCAGCGTTCCTAGAAAATCGAACAACTCACCATTTTGGCCATGCTCGATAAGATGGGACTTACGAAACGCCCTGATATTACTATCGCCACCATCCCCAGATGACCCAGAGCCCTCAAGGCGGTAAATGTTTCCAGACGCATCCCCAAAGAAGATGTTCTCCAATCCCGTGCTTGGATCAAACATCCGCATTACCGCCGTGGGCTGCTGCAACGTGAAGTCTCCCTGCGTTGTCCAGAGTGACCAGGGAGAAAGCCCCGTCCTCGCATCCAATAAAGGCTTGTGGCAAACCCAAATCTTGTCTTGACCAGAGGGGAAGAAAAAAACCCTCTGTGTTCGGCTGTTAAATTCTGCCTGCCATGACGTTCTGTCTGCTATCTGGTTTTTAATCCACCTTGTCAGATCATCAGCCTCTACATTCCCAAATGTATCGGTTGAGCGAAGACTTTCAATCAACCCCTGTCGGCCATAGAAAACATCATTCCCGACATTAACAACCGCTTCGTCTCCCACCGATGCTGAATTGAAATACAGGCTATCAAGCCGATAGTCGGTTGCATCATTGCCGGTAAAAAACCATATCCGCCCCTCGGCACTGGAAATAATTGTCTTCCCAAAGGCCGACAACATCGCATTAACCGGCCTGAGATCTGGCGTCAGGACATAGAATGCGTCGGCATCCCCTGAAATCCCCGTAGAACCCGCGCGGTTCGAAACCGTTATGTCGGTGTAATCAGAAACAGCCGACCCAACTACCATATGAGGAACAGCCGTCGCACTTTCAGAAATATTCCCGAAAAATGCCCGTTCGTCTTCCACAAAACAATATTTCGCCTTGAAATTTGTCTTGTCTGGAAACGTCACCTTCTGAAGCGTCGCGCCGTCCCATTCATAGACATCCTCAAGCAAAGCTAAGTCTGTAATCAGCACCTTGTCGTCAAGTGTAAAATTATGCTCAAGTCTTCCGCGCAACTTCGCGCCTGCATTCACTGACACCGTTGTGTCGGTAAAGCCCGTCGCGCCGTCCCATTCGTAAACTTTCGTTCCCGCTTGAACCAGTGCAGACGTGGTGCCGTCTGCCTTCAATAGCTGGGCAAAGCCCCTGATCTCTTCTGCATTGGTTGCCGTCCCCAGAAGATCAATTGGCGGGCGCCGTGCGAACTTCCCACTGTCTAGCTCAAGATCGAAATTCTCTCCCTCGGTGCATTCTTCGGGCCGGACTTGTGCTTCTGGTGCGACAGAGTTAATCCCTCCACCAAAGCGTATGGTGGGGTTGCTAACCCCTTGGCGCTGCTTCTGGCTTCCTGTCTTAACTGGCATTCATCGGGTCCGTTGTATTTTGTGCCGTGCGGACCGGGCCCCACCTTGTAGGCCGACTCAGTTTCTGAGCAAGTCTCGTTGCCAGTGACAAGGAAGACCGGAAAACAGCTCCATCAAAACGTCCCCTGCGTTCTCTTGTGTAGAGTTGAAGAACGACGCTTGTCATCGCCTGATAGACATTATCATCAAAGGGCATAATATCCGCCGCGACGGCCATAATCAGGCTCTTGTCATATGTGATTGTGTAGACATTCCCCGCCTCAACAGAGGTGGGCGTGGTGTCCAGTCTGATTTTCCCAAGGATGGGCTCAATCACCGCGAACTGCGCAAGGCCGGTGTAATTGGACGGGATCAACTGATCAATCCGCATCTGATCGAACCCGCCCGGATACTCATAAATGGTCTGGCCGTCTGTTGTGTTAATCAGAGGCCAGCGGATAAGAAGCAAATCAGAGGGTGTGGTATATTCCCGTGTGCCATCAACAAAGGTGAGACTTGCTGTGGCAGCTTCATTAATGACTGGTTCATTCGGTAAATCGAACAAGGTCGAAATGCCGATATTCCACTGATTGACGATTTCATCAATCTCAACCTGACGCGCAGAGTCGGTTAGCGAGCTTAGCTCACCGGCCTCGCCCTGAAGCCCTTTTGCACGTCGTAGAACGTCATTGACGCCGTTAAGCAGCGTTTTCGCCATGTGCCAATTCCCCTGCTTTAATCCGTGCCTTCAAATCAACCATCTTGTCTTTAGGCGATTGGCCAAGCCCCAATTCTTTGCACCTCTTTCGAAGTGCTGGCATTTTCATCTCATCGACCGGGATAACGACCGGAACCGGCTCTGTAATAGGAGCCAGCGCAGGCTCTCGCCCGGTCAGGCCCCTATTGCGAATAGCCAATCTCATCAAGACAGCCGGGGCGTCCAGGCCCTCTTTGATGGTTGAGAAATCAAAGCGCTGCCCAACAAGAAACTTGCGCAAGTCAGACCTGCGCATGATTTCGATCAGGTCTCGTTCATCAGCAAAGTCTTTGATTTCCATATGTCACCTTTAAAGGGGTAATGGGGGCCACAAGACCCCCACACCGTTTAATTGGACAAGTTCGTCGCGCCGCATTTGATGGCCCGTACCCAAGCAGGGTTAAGGACAGCACCCGCGTGCCACAGCTTGTACGCAATCGTCATGATTTCATTGAATGGATCGGAGGTCCCGCCAGAGCCGAACGGCTTGGAGATAACCTCGATTGCATCAATGTTTGAGCCCGGATCAAAAACACCATCCGGGTATTGAACGCCCAAACCAACAGAGCCCAGTGCATCCATGCCGTAGATAGGCACGGTGTACAGGTCAATGTTTGTCGCACCACGCAGGTCAGTTGACCCGGTTGTGCCACCGGAGTTGGTGTCAATACTAGCTTCCTCAGACTGGATAAAGCGAACCGCCGTACCCGCGCTCTGAATCATGCCAAACTCACCCGGAGCCGTCTGTGTCTGACTGCCATAGGTTTCAACGCCCTTGAAGCCAGCGAGCTTCGAGATGTCATACGCCACGTCCGTGTGCGCAATCCCCCAATAAGACGGGAGAATGGGCGAGGTTCCGATATTCGTGGAACCCGGTGTTTGCGGCGTAAATGTCATTGCCGTGTTTCGATTGAGCGTATTCACAGTCTGCTCAATTGAGGCGACAGTCATTTTGGACACAACCGCACCATCAGACCCGGCATTCCCAACGCGAACAATTGTCGCATTGTCTTCAACAATATTGCGCTGAAGGCGGTTTGCCGAACGTCCCGCAGAAATCCCGATGACTTCGAAGATTTTGTTCATCTGGGGCGAGAAGTTAAACACGTCGGCCTCTTCATTGAGGATAACGTACTGACCATACTTGGCGACAGTTGCCACCACGTCTGTGGTTGAAAGCGCAACTGAATCGCGGCCTTGCATATAAGATGCATCGCCGGTCAGTTCCGAGAGCGCTGTAGTGGATGGCGCGATGTTTTCAATCCGACGCCATTTGAGTGTTGCCGTGCCACCGTGACGAGAAATCTCACCGGGAGAAGTCCCGGTAAAATAAACCGCACGGGGTTTAGCGTTGCGTAGAAGCGACTGAACCATGATCACATTGATCGGTTTTTGAAGTTCTACGTCTGTTCCTGAAATACCTAAAGCCATGACTTGTACCTTTCTAAGTCACGCCCCGGCAGTGTTTGTTAGCGACCTTGATTCCTGAGAAACTCATTAAATTCTGAGTTATTCATGGCCTCAAGATTTGGTTGTGCCGCGTCTGTCGGAGCTTTTGTGGTTGCACTTTTGACAGCAGCAGCCATGGCGTTACGATCATCGGTCGCAGATTGATCAATTGGGCTTCCAAGTGACCCGGAAAACTTGCCTGCCAGTCCCTTAAGGACTTTCTGCCAAGCATCAGGGTTCTTGTATCGTTGAGTAAACGCTGTTGCCACACGCGGATCTCGGGCCGCCTCCCCTTGCAGGAAGTCTTGCGCAACATGTTGGTGCGCTCCCGTTGCTCCAAGGATAGTCTTTGCCGACTCTTCAATGTCGGCTCGGCTCTTATCCTTTGCGCGGCTATTTTCCATAGCTCGCTCAACAGCTTTATTGATCTGTTCATCTGTTACCGATTCAGCCTTGTCTGCTTTGTCGGTGATCTCCGCCTGTTGTGTGCCAGCTTCAAATTCCGCCAACACGTCATTCAGGTTTTGTTCCTGTGCGCCACTCTCCTCAGAAGCAGGCTTTGCCTGTTCATCGGTTTCTGTAACCACGGCTTGATTTTCTTCCATAGTATCCTCGTTTTGAGGTTGAAACTGCGCTTGCGCGCATCTAGCTTTCGCCAGATTCCGTTAGGCCAAGTCGCGCCATTACACATTTGTAATAGTTCAGCTTGCCTGATTCATATATCCAGTCTTCCGCAGTCGGTGTGTGTGTGTTTTTAACCGACGGCCTGCGCAGGGGAAGCGAAGGTGGCGGGAGAAGATACGCCACTAGTTCTTTGAAGTTGGGATGCTGCTGCCAACTGGTCAACGCCTCCACCAGATGGGTCGGGAGTGGGGTTTGTAAGCTCATCTATATCTATCCATCCACCTTCTCTAAGAATTTGGTCAATTGCTGCTTCCGTATTTACATGGGGCGTCAAACCTGCCTGTTGTCTGGCCTGATCAATGCTGAGTGCAAACTGCAATGAGGTTGCTCTGATACGGTTTTTCTCGGACTGTTCCGCCGGACCACCAGCGCCATGTGCTTCAAATACAACTCTCTCAGGCAGACTGGCCTTTTCGATATTCACAAAGCCCCGATACTGGTCGATGTAAATCACTTCTTTCGATCCACCCAAGGCCTCGCGGCCCATGATGTACTCAGCCTGAAGGAATTGTTCCATTGGACCCTTCAAGGTGCTGCGGACGTAATCAACGGTTCTGACCGTGCCGCGCCTAAGCTCCGCTTCCTTCGCAAAGGCTGTGGTGTGACTGACTGTCTGAGCGCCCAATCTTGCGGCATTAATCCCGGTCACATCGGCATATTGAGCAATCAATCCGCCATAGATCGCAAACATTGAGTTTGGATCACCAATCTGGATTGGCTCCACTCTGCCTAAAGTTGCTATCTTGGCAAAGGGTGTAATATCAGGCCCGCCATTAGCCGAAAAGTTTGGATCGTCGGTTTCATACTGTATAGGGGGCGCGATATTCAACACACCCGAGTCAATCAATCCATTCAACGCTTCCGTTGCTGCCAACTGAATAGGATAGCCCTTCATCAAAGGCGAAGCCGCATAAGGATTATCAATGTGCTCTCTGTGGTACGGCACCTCAATGTAGGAACTGAAGGGATGCTTGCGAAACCTCAGACGAATAATCGCCCGATTGTTCGCTTTGCCCTTGCTGCAAATGACCGTGACAATAACACCATGCAGAACAAGCGGTCTGGTTGTCTTGCGAGGGAGCACCATATCTCCCTCATATTCCAGAAGCTGAACATTCCCGTCATTGTCCGCCTCAATTCCTTTGAGGTTTTTGGGCATCCAGCCGCCGTTTTCATCCTCTGGGTCATTTGATCCCAGATTGGCCGCGATGATTAAATCAGTGAGAACATTGTCGCTCTCAAAGATCATCGCACCGCCAAGGGCATGGCCTTCATTCATCACCATCGCGGGGTTATCATCCAGATAGCAATGTTTGATTGATCTTGGCAAAAAGGCCGGGAAGGTTCTCTTCTCGGACAGCAGGCCTCTTGCCTCCTTTATGAAGATTGGTTTTGTGACGTTGCGAATGCGGCCTATACCCATGCCATATTTGAAGGCTTCCGCATTTACCAGATCCCAGTGCGCCTGAAACTCATATTGCCTGTGACGGGAGTTCAAAAACCCTTCAACCAGCTTATCAACATTGTCCTGCTTGATAATGGAGGGCATCTCGGTGTCGAGACCTGATACCAGCGTTGTGGTTTCGAGCCTTTTAAGATATTTG